ATCGCCCGCATTCTTTCGCTCATCGGCCGGTGGTGAGCGCGATGATGTACGTCATCGGTCGCCTCGCCCCCGATCACCCGAGTGGGTGCGTGTACTGGGACGGCTGGACCAAGGTCGAGGGCGGTCCCGATATCCCGACGTTCAGCATCGGTGAAGCGGGCCGGCACGAGGATGTGCGCGTGTTCGGCAGCGCCGATATCGCAGCCGGCCTCGCCCTCTGGCTCAACACGTCTCCGGCTCTCAAGCGCAATCCGCTCGCGCCGCTCTGGCGCGCCATGCCGATCCCGGCCGAGTTCGGGAGCGCAGCATGAGCTTGCGCGCGCAACTGCTCAATACGACGGCTCTGACGTCGCTGCAGCTACCAAATGGCGCGCGGCCGGCCGGGTGCCGAGAGGACGCTCGGACCGCGATCGGCCGATATATGCACCGTGCTGCCGCACGCGTGGCACTTGAGCACGTCCGTGCGCGCATCGTGCTTTTCAAACTGAAGTATCGACTTCTCCTTGCGATCGAAACAGTGGGCACAGAGGTGGGGATGTGCCTCATTCGAGGCGCCTGCCGTCTTGCGCACGTACGCCGTGCTGTGCGGTCCGATCGCCTCAAGGACGTAATTCTCTCGGTCGATCTCAAACTCTCGAAGCTGGGCGTTTTCGCGCTCAAGATCGGCGAAGCGGTCGCGCAGAAGCGCGAACTCATCGCGCATCCTCTGCATCGTGTCGATCAGGTCGCCGATTTTGAGGTTGAGGTCGTTCCTCATCTCCTGATCAACCGCGCCGGTCAGCTTCTTGATGCTGGCGACCAGGGCCTTCCCCGTGTCGATACCGCTATTGATCAGGCCGAAGCCGTCCGTCCATCCCATTTTTCTTCCCTCGACTCGGTTTTCGCACCTCTGAGCATCGGGGAAGCGCGCCACCTGCGCCAGTGGTGGGGCGGCGGGGCTACCCGCATCCTCCCTAGACTTGCGAGCCGGGCGGGCGCTGCCGCGCGCCGTGTCCGCCCGGTCCTCTTTCGGGAGGAGCGCTGACATGCGTGTCGCCCTTGGTCAGCAGATTGAAGAAGTCGGCACCACGCTCGATGAGCGCCGGGCTGATTACGACCACAAGATCGCCCTCCGGAAGATGGGGCCGTCGCTCGCAGAGTACCGGACCCGGCGCCTCGAAGCCGTGAAACGCACACTGCTCTGGCTCCGGCGGCACGAGGATGTGCTGCGTCAGCGCTGCCCCGAGATGTTCGGAGAGCGCGTATGAGCCGCCGCGATCCGCACACGCTCGATCTGTTCGATTGGACGCCGCCCACCGTCGTCAAGCGCTTCGACGAGCGCAGGGTCCGGGCGGCGACATGGCGCGACCAAGTTGCCCGCGCGGTCGCCGAAACGCTCGGCGCGAGCGAGCTCTCCCGCGACGAGATCGCCGACCGCATGAACGACTTCCTCGGCGAGGACGAAGGCGTCTCCCGCGCGATGCTGGACAATTACGCTTCTCAGGCGAAGGAAACGCACACCATCTCCTACATGCGCGTCATCGCGCTCTGCGCCGTCACCGGCGATGCTCGCTTGCTTCAACTCGCTGCCGATCCGATCGAGCGGATCGTGATCGAAGCCCGCTTCGAGGGGGCCATCCAAGAGGCGATGGCGGCCGAGCAGATCGAGCAGCTTGAGCGCATCAAGAAACTCGGCCGGCGCCAATGGCGGGGGCGCGCATGATGGAGCCGCTGTCGATCGGCGCCATTGCGGACGCGCTTGGTTTGACGAAGCGCGGCGCGGAAGTGCGTGCCGCCCGCGAGAACTGGCCTTTCACCATCGGTGCCGGCACCGGCCGGCCGCGCCTTTACGCCTTCCAGGCATTGCCGCAGGACGTGCGTGTCGCCTGCGCCAAGGTGCAATTGTCGGCCATCGACGTGCCTGTCGACATCGCCGCGACCGCGGAGGCCGAGCCTGAGGCCGAACGCCTCGCGCTGAACGCCGCGGAACAGCGCGACGCGCGCCTTGCCCTACTTGCTGCCGTCGAGCGGTTCACCGCGTCCAGCGGCCTGCCGCGCGCACGGGCCGACGCCCTATTCTGCTCCAGCTACGAGGCCGGCACGATCGAGGTGGCGCCTTGGGTGCGGGCCGCTGTGCGGTCAATCACGCCCCGGACGCTCTTCCGCTGGCGCGCGGCCCGCGCGGCCGGCGCCACGCATCGGCTCGCGGTCGACAGGGGCGCCGCGCGGCGCGGCCGCGGCGTGCTGGACGTCGCGAACGAAGGCGGGGTCCGCAATGTGATCCTCGCCGCCATGGCAAAAAATCCCTTCTTGTCGGCTGACCACATCTGCGCGGTGGTGAAGGCCCGCTTCGGCGACATGCTCGACGTCGACGGAGCCTCGGTACCGATACCGACGATCCGCACCTTTCAGAATGCCCTGAAGGCGTGGCGCGAAGCCTACAAGTCAGAGCTCCTCGCCCTCACCGATCCCGATGCCTTCAAGAACAAGCTGCGGGTGTCGGGTCGGACGGCTCATCTCGTCAGCCGCTGCAATGAGCTCTGGACCATTGACGCTTCGCCTGCCGACGCGCTGACGAAGGACGGCCGCTACAACACCTACGTCGCGGTCGACGTCTATCCGCGTCGGGTGATGGTCCTGATCACCAGGACGCCCCGTGCCGCCGCGGTCGGGTTACTCATGCGGCGCGCCATTCTCGAATGGGGCGTGCCGGAGCGGGTGAAGACCGACAACGGATCCGACTTCACCGCCAAATACACAGAGCGTGTGCTTGCCGCCCTCGGCATCGAGGTCGAACTCTCCGCGCCGTTCTCCCCCTGGCAGAAGGGCACTGTGGAGCGCGCGATCGGCACCATGCAGCGCGACCTCATGCGCACGCTGCCGGGTTTCATCGGCCACTCGGTGGCCGACCGTAAGGCGATCGAGGGGCGCAAGGCGTTTGCCGAGCGGCTCGGCAGGGACGATGACAAGGCGTTCTCCGTCGATCTCACGGCGGCCGAGCTGCAGGACTATTGCGATCGCTGGGCTAACGGCCGCTACGCAAACCGCCCGCACAGCGCCCTTGCCGGCGCGACGCCGTTCCAGGTCGCGAGCGCCGACCGCACGCCTATCCGGCGGGTAGATGCCCGTGCTCTCGACATGCTGCTCGCGCCGGTCGCCGGGCGCAACGGCATCCGCACGGTCGGCAAGGAGGGCGTGAAGGTCGACCATACCTTCTATATCGCCGCCGGCGTTCTGCCAGGCACCGAGGTGCTGGTGCGCATGGACCCCGCCGACATGGGCCGGGCCTACCTGTTCGACCCCTCCGGCGAAACGTTCATCGGCGAGGCGATTGCCCCCGAGATCGCCGGCGTCGATCCGGCCGAGGCCGTTGCCCGGGCTCAGGCGGCGCAGAAGGCGTTCATGGCCGAACGGACTGCCGAGCTTCGCAAGGTGAAGTTCCGGCCTCGTGAGTTCGCCGAAGCGATCTTGCGCGAGGGCGAGCAGCAGGCCGGCACGCTGCTCGCCTTTCCCAAGCGCGAGGAGGTGCATTCCACTCCCGCCATCGAGGCCGCGATCGAGGCGACCACGCCCGTCGAGCCGCGCCCTGTCCCCGCATCCGTCGTCGACCTCCAGCGCCAACTGCTCGCGGAAGACAACGTGGCCCCCATCCGCCGTGCCGAGACCGGCCACGACCGCTGGAAGCGCGCCTGCACCATCACGGCCGCTCTCAAGGCCGGTCGCGATGTGAATCCCGACGATCTGATCTGGCTCGGTGGCTACCGCGAAGGGTCGGAATACCGGGGCTACGCCGCGACGTGGGGCGACCCCCTTGAAGAAGAAAACCCGGCCGAAGCCGGGTTCTGAAGTTGATTGAGGAGACCAGAATGACCGTCGCTACACCACAGGTCAATGGGCCGATCGCCCTCAAGAACGTCGCCGCCTTCATGGCGCTCGCGACCAAGCTGATTGACCGCGCGCCGCACCTGCCGGGCATCGGCGTCTGCTACGGCCCTTCGGGCTACGGCAAGACCTATGCGTCGATCTTCGCGCAGAACAAGACCCGCGCGGCGCGGGTGGAGGTCGGCGAGAGCTGGACCCGCTCGGCCTTTCTCGACGCCATCCTCTTCGAACTCGGCGAGCCCCGCCGCGGCACCGTCGCGGCCATGGCCGAGAGGGTGAAGGCATCTCTCGCCAGAAATGCGCGACGGCCGCTCATCATCGACGAGGCCGACAAGATCGTCGACAAGGGCTACATCGAGCTCGTCCGCGAAATTCAGGATCATTCCGGCGCGCCGGTCATCCTGATCGGCGAGGAAAAGCTCCCGTCGAAGCTGGAGCGCATCGAGCGCGTTGCCAACCGCGTGCTCGACTGGATGCCGGTCCAGCCCTGCGACATCGAGGATACCGAGCATCTGGCGCGGGCCTTTTGCCCGAATGTCACCATTGCCCCCGAGCTGCTCGACGAGATCCGTCGCCAGAGCCAGGGCCGCGCGCGCCGGATCGCCGTGAACCTCAGTCGGGTTCTGGATATCGCCCGCAATCTCGGCGTTCAGCACGTCGACCGGTCGGCGTGGGGCAGGTCGGAATTCTACACGGCGAAAGCGCCGCGCGAGCGCGGTGACCGTGATCTGGCGGTGGGCTGACATGAGCACCCATCGCCCCCCGACCCCTCGCTTGCACGAAATTCGGCTGGAGATCCCGCGCGGCTTCGCGGATTTCTGGAAGATCATTCGTGAGCTCGACATGTCCGGCCCCTGGACCATTGCAATGGTCACCGGTCAGACGCGCTCACACCACGAGGTCGTTGGGCGGTATGTCCGGCGCCTCGCGAAGGGCGGCTTTGCCGAAGTCGTCAACCGGCCGGATCGCGGCGGGCTTCCTCCGGCGGCGCACTACCGCCTGCTCAAAAACCCCGTCGATGCGCCTCGTGTGCGGCCCGATGGCTCCGAATGCCTGCCGACCGCGCAGGAACAGATGTGGCGCGCCATGCGCAGCCTGCGTCAGTTCGATGCGCGTGAACTCGCGTTCAGCGCGTCAACCGATGTCGTCTCGGTCAGCCTGCCCGCCGCCAAGAGCTACATCGCGCGCCTGGTCGCCGCCGACTACCTCGACGTGGTGCGGCCCGGCAAGGGCGGCGTCAAAGGCACGCTCGCGATATGGCGGCTCAGGCCGAACATGAACACGGGGCCGCTGCCTCCGCTTGTCATGCACACGCGGTTCGTCTGGGACCAGAACCGATCTGTGGTGATGGCGGCCGAGCCGGCCAAGGAGGTGGTGTGATGGCGCCGGCTCCTGACTTCATCGCCAAGGCCAAGGCCGCTTGGGGCTCGCCGCCGGACTGGATCCTCGCGCTCGCCGAGGCCTGCCAGCGCGATACGCAAGCAGCAGTCTCCCGCCGCCTCGGCGTCTCCGGCTCGCAGATCTCGCACGTCCTCGGCGCCAATTATGCCGGCCGAACCGAACGACTGGAGCAGCTTGTCCGCGGTGCCTACCTCGGCGCCATCGTCAGTTGCCCCGTGCTCGGCGAGATCGAGCGCGATCGGTGTCTCGAAGAACAGTCTCGCCCGTTCGCGGCCACCAGTTCCACGCGGGCGCAGCTCTACCGGGCGTGCCGTGGCGGCTGTCCCTTCGCCACCCACTGCAAGGGAGCGGCGGCATGAGCGCGGCTCCGATCAGCATGATGACGATCATCGACGGTGCGCGCGCCGCGGCCGAGGCGGTGATGGCGAGCGAGCGCAAGGCCATCGGCCTGTCGGTGTCGGACACGCGGGATCTCGCGCAGGCATTCCTCGCCATAGACGCGCTGGCGCGCCTCGCTGCCGACTACCTAGCTGTCCGCGAGGAGATGTTCGCCGCGGGCATGGCCGGTGACGCGGCGGGCGAGAGCGCTGCCGACGACAAGCTCGACGAGATCGAGCCGAAGCTGACCGAGCGCTTCGTCGAGCTCGGCTACCTCTTTTTCCATCCCGAGCAGGAGGCCCACGATGGCCAGTGAAACCACGCTCGCCGGCAAGCCCGGTGGTCACGTCATCATCGACGAGCTCAGCGTACTTGAGGCCATGAAAGCTGGCCTCGTCGAGGTCGGCGACGAGACATACATGCGCGATCCGCGCGGCGCCCTCGCCCCGATCGCCATAGTGAAGGCCCAGCATCAGTTGGAGGACGAGACCGTCCGCAAGGTGATGTTCTTCGCCGAGGAGCTCTCGGCGCAGGTAGCTCGCTTCAAGGGCCACACCTTCGAAGATCTTAACGCCCTTCAATCGATGCTGGAGCAGCAGTACGGCGCCCGCGCCGGCGGCGCCAAGGGCAACGTCACTTTCCGCTCCTACGACGACAGCCTGCGGATCGAGGTGAAGATCGCCGACCAGATTGCCTTCGGCGCCGAGCTGCAGTCCGCGAAGAAGCTGGTTGACGAGTGCCTGGTCGAATGGGGCGCCGACAGCCGGCCGGAGATCCGCGCGCTCGTGAACCGCGTGTTCAGCGTGGAGAAGGAAGGGCAGATCAACCGCGGCGAACTGTTCTCCCTGCTCGCCATGGAGATCGAGGACGAGCGCTGGCAGCGCGCCATGGACGCCATCCGCGACTCGATCCGCGTCGTCGGCCAGAAGGCGTATCTGCGCTTCCGCAAGCGGCGGCCGGATGGCTCCTGGACCACCGTCACCATCGACCTCGCGAGCGCGTGAGGTGGCGCTGATGGAAGTCGTCTTCGTCATCCGTGATGTCGGCGTGCGGCGGGCATCCCTTCTTGGAGAGCATCCCGGCCCCACGGGCCGGCCCCGCCTCCGGGTCCACATCCTCGGCGAGAAGCACCGGTGCGCGATCGACGCGCGCCTCGCCTTCAAGACCGAGGAGGCGGCACGCGCCGCGCGCGCTCAAGCCCGCCGCTACCGGCACCGATGCCGCTTCGCCGGCCGAGAGCTGACCGTCGTCGCCGCTCACCTCGAACTCCTCGACCGTGGCCTGAAGCAGGCCGCCTGAACCCATCCCCAACCGGAGGTCGCGCTCCATGATCGCAGTCAATCCCCACGCCTTCACCAGCGGCGTCGCCAAGCGTTCCGTCGTTATCGGCGGGCACAAGACCAGCGTCTCGCTGGAAGACGAGTTCTGGACCGAGCTTCGCGCCATCGCGGCGCGACGCCGCATGACCCTCGGCGACCTGATCGCCCTGGTCGACGTCAACCGGGCGAGCACGAACCTCTCGTCATCCCTTCGGCTATTCGTCCTGCAGGAAGTCAAGGCGTTGAGCGGCGCGCCCGCCGGGGCGGTGCTGTCATGAGCAAGCGCCCCCTCGACATCGCCAATCTGCGGCGCCTGGTCGTCATCGTGGAGGTGATCCTCGACAAGCTGCCGCCGATCGATTCCTCTCGCTTCGCTTCCTACAGCGAGCACCGGAAGGCGGCGGAAGCCGCCCTGGACGAACTCGCCCGAACCGAGGGCGCGCGCTGGCGCGAGACAGGCGCCGACGTCGCGCTTTTCCTCGGCGGCTTCCGCGCCTCCTCGACCGGCGGCGCGGCCGGCGCCATGCGCAACTGGATCACCTCGGCCCGCGCCAAGATCGGCGGTGCGGTATGAGCAAGCGCGCCAAGAAGCCAACGTCGGTCCAGTTGCGGATCCTGCGCAATAGGGCTGCCGGACTGCCGGCCGACTACGGCCGCCCCTTTACGCGGAGTCATGCCGCCGGTTGGGGCAGCTCCGAATTCTCGTGCCGGCGAGCCGGCTGGCTGGACAGAGAAAGCAACCTCACGCCGGAGGGCCGCACCATTCTGGAAACTCACGGGGGTGCGGTATGAGCAATCTTCCGCGCATCGACGGCTCCGCCGCGTGGGCGCAGCTCTCCCCCGAACAGCAGGCAGATATCGGCGCCATCGCCATCGAGCTGGTCGCGGCATGGGCTTGCGACGATCAGCTTCAGGAAGCCGCACAGCCTCGCGACGAACTGATCCAAGAAATCGCAGACCTTTCCGAAGCCTACGCACGAGCGGCCGGCTACTGTGACGCCGAGATGATCTCCGCCCTGCAGGACGCCGTCGTCGACGCCCTGCCGCGCGAGATCTTCTTCGAGGGCGAGGTGGCCCGTATCCCCTCGCGTCTCGGCCCCATCTGCCGGCGCTGCGGCTGCACGGAATATGATGGGTGCGAAGGTGGCTGCAGCTGGGCTGAGGACGATCTGTGCACCGCCTGCACCGACAGTCGGCGGCATGTCTTCGTCTCGGCCGACGCGGCACGAGCGGTCGACGCACGCGCGCCTGCGCTCAACAGGCTGGGCGAAGCCATATTCGAATGCACAGGATGCGGGAGCGTTACCACCGATCCCCAGCGTGACGCTGACCTGTATCGCAGGGCGGGTCACATCTCCTGCTGCCCCGAGCGCCATATGGTGCCCCTGCGCATCCGCTGGTCGTTCGTTGCGGCGCCGATGCGCTTTAGGGAACTGGATCCCGATGCGGAGGTGGCGCCATGACCCCCGCTCCGATCCACGTTCATGGTCGCATGCCGTTCGCGGACGGCATTTGCTACGACGATCGGCACGGCATGGAGGTCCATACCCTTCGGCTCCTGCGCGCTCGCGGCCTCGTGTGGCTGACACAGCTGCGGATCGACAACGAGGGCGAGGAGTACCGCTATCTCGCCGGCGCCGTCATCGCCGGCGATCTGGCGAGGGCGGAGGAAATCGCCTCGCTCCGAGGGCTCGGCGAAGTCGTCATCGGGCGCTGGGAGGCCGATCTATGACATCCCCGGCTTGGGCGTTCGATCACCTGCGTCAGTACAAGTACGGCGTCATCATCGCCGATCCGCCGTGGAAGTACGAAATGCGGTCGGAGAAGGGCTACGGGAAGTCCCCCGAGGCCCATTACGAGACGATGTCCGACGAGGAGATCGCCTCGCTCCCGGTTCATCTGCTCGCGTCCGATGACTGCATCCTGGTCATGTGGGCGGTGTGGCCGAAGCTGCCTGCCGCCATTGAGATCGTCCGGCGCTGGGGCTTCACCTACAAGACCGGCGGCAGCTGGACCAAGACGACACGGACCGGCAAGCGCGCCTTCGGCACCGGCTACATCCTGCGCTCCAGCTGTGAGCCGTTCCTGCTCGCCACGATCGGATCGCCCCAGGTCGCCGACCGGGCCGTCCGCAATCTGATCGAGAGCCCACGGCGGGCGCACAGCCAGAAGCCGCCGGAGATGCGGCGCATGGTCGAGCGCCTGCGCCCCAACGCCTTCGGCGCCGAGCTGTTCGCCATCGAGCCATGGCCCGGTCACGACACCTGGAATCCGAAGCCGCACCGGCCCGCCGTTGCGGAGGCAGGGAGTGCGGCGTGATGGCCAGGGTGCGCGATCAGCATCAGGAATTGCCGCCACTCCTCGCCGTCGAGGTCCGCGGGCGTCTCTCGCTGCTGGTGCGCAACCGTCACGAGCTCCTCAAGCAGATCAACAGGATGGCGCCGCGCAGCATGCGCCGTTTGGCCGCCGAGCGAGATCTCGCTCGCCTCACCCACGAGATTATCGCCGCCGATCTCGCTCTGCGTCCTGTCGGCAGGAAGGGCACGAAATCATGAGCACCGCTCCCATCTCCAAAGAGCAGATCGGCGCCATCCACGCCGCCAAGAGCCGCGCCGGCCTCGACGAGGACACCTATCGCGACGTCCTGCGCCGCGAGACCGGGCAATCGTCGTCGAAGGCCCTTAATGCCCGTGAGGCCGGCCGCGTGCTCGACTATCTCCGCGCTCTGCCGGGCCGCGTTGATGCCCCTTTGAAAGGCCCTTCAAAGCCGGCCGCACGGGGCGCCGTACGCATGGACGGTCCCTATGCCGGCAAGCTACGGGCGCTCTGGATCACCGGCTTCAACCTCGGCGTAGTTCGGAACCGGCGCGACGCCGGGCTGCTCGCCTTCGTCGAGCGCCAGACGGGCATTTCGCACCCGGCCTGGTGGCGGGAGGCGGCCGACGCCAACAAGGCGATCGAGGCGCTGAAGGCATGGATCGGCCGTGAGGCCGGCGTGGACTGGAGCGGCTGTCGCTCGACGCGCGACATGCAGGAGGCGTCCTACCACGCCCTGCGCCGGCGTCTCGTCGAGCTCGGCGCGCGCTGCCACATGCCGGAGGACACGCGCCGGTTCGAAGGTGAGCAGTTCATCGAGTGGATGCGTCTCGGCGGCGAGCAGCTGCGAAAGGCGAAGGGAGCGCGGGCATGAAGACGCTGACCCTTCAGGATCTCACCCACGACGAGCTCCTCGCCTGGATCGAGACGGCTGTGCTGGCGCGCTTCCTTCCCGGC